AAAGTTCTGGAAGACTACGCCAAGAAAGCCGCTCCTCGTGAAGCAAGAGCTACCAAGGCTGAGATTGGTACAACAATGGGCACAGCAAGCGCTATATTCCCATCGCCAGCGCCACAACAAACAGCCCCTGACCTTGAGTCTGATGTGCAATCAAGCCCAGCTCGGATTAAGGGTGCTCCAGACATAGAAGCTGACATTGAGGCAGATTTAGCTAAAATGAAATAACACTTTTGCAGAGTGCCATTTTGCCCTGTTCATTCAGGGCTTTTTTTTGGGTGGGTTAAGTAATTAAGTGGGCTTGACAATGGTGTGGTGGACACAACCAAATAACATCAAGTGGTTTTGAATAATCTGGATGATGCGCTTCAGCTTTTTCTCCGCATATAAAACAAGGATACTTTGTTAATAAACCTTTTTTCATTGCGAAATAAACTTTCATATGTGCACTTTTTCTTTCTGGATGTTTGTCTCTCCATGTTTTTTTGCTTTGTTTTTTTTGTTCTGTGTATGAGTTATTCATTTCATACTTTTTGTCTTTGATGCTTTTACAACTTTTACAATAAGTTGAGCACCCAGTTTTTGTGTTTTTGTCTTTGTGAAAAAAAGAAAAGTCTTTTATTTCATTGCATGAACTGCATTTTTTCATGTGAATCTCCATGAAGAATCCAAATAAGATTGGCAAAGCAGGGATTCAATCTGCTCTGTCCCCCGTCGGGTTAGCCAAATACATTGTAACAAAAGGAGGGGGTACTAACTGCTCGTCCGCAAGCTAAGAAAAGCCTTTGCACAGCGTTCCCCCCGTGTTTACTAAAAAGGTATATCGTCTCCATCATCTCGTGGCAAACCTTGGTACGGCTCTTTTGGCTTCTGTTCAAACACTTGGAACCAGCCATCATAATTTTTAGAGTCAGGGCGTGAATCCATTTTAATCTTGATTTTGCCATTGTCTTCAATAAACAGTGTGCCATGGTCTGACCAGTAAGTTTTCTTTTCGCCTTTGACTTCGTACTCACGAGCCGCGAATTTGATATCGTATTTTTTAGACATTACTTGCTTTCAATAATTGATTGGATTTTTGCTACTTTTTCAGCGACTTCGCTGAGGAACTTGGTGACTTCGGCTTCCATCTCTTTGATGAAGGCTTCATCTCGTGCCACTCTTTTTATAAACATTTGCGCTTTGGCTGGCATGCGTGGATCGAACACCACATAGTCACACCACTGGCGACCAGTGCAAGCCATCTGGAACTGCATCTGGGTGTTGTACTTGGATGCCACCACACCTGTAAGCAACACATCGATCATCGTGGCTGTATTTGGGCACTTGATCTCTATGAGTCCCTCATCCCCCACCAAGCCATCAGGAGAGGCTCCAGCCATCTCAATTGTGGGATGGGATACAAACCCACACTCCTCAACCATAACGCCCTGTGTGGCTTCGTATTCAGCGCGGGCATAGGGTTCCTGATCTGTACCCCACTGCATAGCGGCGTTGGTAAAGGACTCAGCCTGTGAGTTGGAGATGCGCTCCACCACGAGTTGAGCCATGTAGTTCTCACGAGTTGCTGAGTAACCTGTCTTGGTTTTAGCCATCAGGTCAGCAACACGAGAGGCAGTCACCTTGCCTAAGCGCAGGGCAAACCATTCGTTGGAGCGTTGTTCGACTTCAATCATTTCGGGCTTTCATCATTTCGTTTGCTAGGTCATATGCTTTGGCGGCAATGTTCTCTTGGTCTGCTTCTGTACCACTTGCTAGGTCACCGACCATGGCAAAGATGGCATAGAAGTCACGCAGGGTCATTTGGTCTAGGAGGACGGGCTTTTCTTTTTTCATGATTTCAAACTTTCTTTTTTGGCTTTTTCAACACGGGCTTTCTTTGCGGCAATCACTTTAGCTTGCCAGCCTTGGTCACCCTTGCAGGCTTCGTAGGCTTGTGAGTAGGCTTTCTGCAACTCTTCTGAATTGGCGCTGGCGCTAATGGCGGCAAGGTGGTCAGCCATCACACCCTCTGGAACCTTTGGCTCTGCTCTGCGGGATGCGGCATTGCCATCATCGTCTTCTGGAGCGATTCCACAAGCCGCCATGAGCGAACCCCTGCGGGCATAGGTTAAGGCGCTCATATAGCCCTGTGGATCGTTCTTAGCGGCAGGGAAGTACAGACGACCACTGCTGATGGACTCGCCTGACTCATGCAGGAACATTGTCTCTACGATCACGCCATCAGGATGGTCATGGGTTTGCTGGATCAGGGAGATGCCATTGTCGTTAAGGCTATCCATCACAGCTTCGACGCAAGCGGCAAGGTCAGCGTACTTGGAGCGGAAGTGTGGGTTGACAGAACTCTTGAGCGCAGGGCCAAACGCCTTTTGAGCTTTGACCAATGCTGTTGCTATGTTTTTCATTTTTGTGCTTTCAAAATTTGCAGGTTGAGGACTTTGACTTGTTCTTGGTTAATTTCTAACTGGTAGCAAAGGTCACGGATCGTGCCTTGGAGCATGCCCACTTGGTAGGCTAAGCGGTCACGGGCATCTGCATCTTGGTAGGTCTTGGAGGCTTGCAGAGCGACTTGGCTGATGATGTGGTCGGCGTTCATTCTTCTTCCTTTAAATAGGCTGTCAGGCGCTTGATTCGGTCTGAGTGGTAGTCAGCCATGCGGCGGGCGTATTCTTGAGCGCTGAGAGCGTCTAAGAGCTTGCGCTGGGCTGTTTCTAGTTCTTTAGCCGCTAACTCTTTTGCAGAAGGCAAGCGGAAATAATCTTTGAGTATGTTAATCATGATGGTTCCTAGTGGGGGCCGAAGCCCCCTGTTGGTTTAGCCGATGAGGAATTTCACATCAGCCACATCAAGGGCGTTTGCCAGACGACCGTTAGCGTTGATGCTGTACTCGATTTGAGCAATGGTAGGGGTCATGAGCATTGTGTAGTCAATGCCAGAGATGCACTGGTTTGTGCCCTCGTACCATGTGTAGGTCACATGGTTACCATCGATGCTCTCGACGGTGTAGACCTGAGTCTCTAGTCTGTCAGTAGCGACGACCAGTAATCCTGCGCGGATATTTTGTTTTTTGATTTTGGCGTTTGCCATCTTAGTTTCCTTGAAAAGACCGCTTGCAAAATGCTACGGCATGGGAGTGATTGTATAGCAATCTAAACAGTTACAACAGATTTTTACAATTATTTTCTAGGTGCTTTCCCTAATTAGTTTTTTTTTTAGCTTTTTCTAAATTTTCTTTTGCATCAAGCCAAGGTTGGATATAAGCCATCCTGCGTTTGTGGTTCTTGTTCCATTCTTTAATGGCAATAAATGGATTAGAAGCGGCATGCCATTCACGCATCCAAATGACCTCTTGTTGTGTCATTGATTTTTGTAAATCATGAACCATGCGCTCTAACTCTTCAATAATTTTTTTCTTAGTCATAAATATTCCTTTTTTTGTAAAAGGGGCTTTCGCCCCCCTTTAGGTTAAACAGAAGCCATCTTTCTCCAAGACTGGGAACCCATCCAGCCATTGAAGGTTGCCGCGCCCTTTTGTACTTTGTAATAAACACGAGCACCTTGAACTGATGAGCATGTGTAGATCATGTCTTTGTCTGTCTTTTGGTCACGGGGCATGATGAACTCAGGAGCTTCTTTTTTAGCAACTTCAACCAATGCTTTGCCATGGTACTTGTCAGCCACTTCAGACATCATGTTGGCAAACGATGTACCCATCTCAGCGTTCCTGCGGAAGTTCCACTCGAGAGCCTTGATAGCATCGCGCTGTTCCCATGAAGTAGCTTCAGCAAATGGAACAAACTCCATGGCTTTTTTGGAATGTGGGTGGCGTGTAATTGTTGCTGGTTTGATTTCACCAGAAGCAACTTTGTCAGCCTTGACAATCATCTCAAGCACTTGCTCACGGACTGTGGCGATCAACTTGTCAGTGTCATCACGGCTCACTTGGATAGGGGCAAAGTGCTTACCAGCGCATACGCCTTGGAACCAGCCGCTCTCGACTGTGTAACCATGCTTTGCCATCTTGCCATCTACAACGGCGTGCTCACGACCACAACACTGGCAGTTACCACGGATTTGAATTGCTTTCATGATGTTTCTCTTTTAAAAGACCCTATGCAAAATCGCTGGGGCATGGGTGCATTGTATAGCAAACTAAACACATGCAACATCTTTTTTATTAGGACTTTCCCTAATGTTGCTTTAATGCAACACGCAAGTTTTTGACTTGGTTATCACTGAGAGTGCCCCAGTAGATCAGCTCGTGGCACATGTTGATGACAAATTGATCTTTGCCCTTATAGGCTTCTAAATCGTTGACTAGATCGGCATGCTGGTCTTGCCATTGCTCAACATCAACAGAATAGTTATTGGTGGGTGTTTGTTTAATTTTCATGGTGGGAACGCCTTGTCAACAAGTGCTTTAATGCGCTGGTTGCGCTCGTAGTTAATGAATGCCTGCTTGACAAACGGTGCAACAAACCATGAATGTTTTTTGTTGCGTGCCATTATTGCCAGAGTGCGGTGGCGGTTAGTTCTGACTTTCATGCTTGTTC